ACGCTGTTCGAGCTGCTCGTATTCCTGGCCCTTACGGTAATTATTGTGCACACTAATGTGAATCTGGTGATTATCGAAAGTATTAACAGGCACAATAAGCGGCGGAGCCGTCGGGTTACCCATTGCATCCACTAGCGGCTGCCCAGTATTGGGATCAATGAGCATAGGCTCACCAGTCGCAGGGTCAATACCTTGGAACGTCTGAAGATATTGACTCATATTCGCATCTGTTACGGTACTCATCTTCATGTTTTCCCGCACAGCCTGTGCACTATCTATCTGGACTTCCTCATAAAGACGCTGCACTCCCCCAACTTCCATAAGCTCTAGACCCTTCTCAGGGGGAATAAATCCCTGAGTCATAAGGTCCATAAGCAAAGCCTGTTTAGCAGCCTTAGAAGTAGGAAGCGCCGAGCCCGCCTCTACTCGGATATCTGTATTATCTCCCAGGTCAGAACCTATAAATGACAACACATTAAACTGGCCATCGCGGCCAACTACCTTAACAGTACGGGGAGCGTCCCAATACTGCTTTACATAACACAGAGTCTGATAACCAATTTTCTCAAAACCCTCTTCAATACTGCCGAAGGTAGTTGAGAGCATAGATTCGTCTTGTTCCTGTAGAAAGCTAATAGCCGTAGCTGCTGTAACTCCGGGTGGAACCTGACCCTTACTGACCTGATGCTGGCCGCTGATGTCTTCAAAATCCATAAGAAGACGATCAGTTTCCTGAATTACGTAAGCAGGTAGATTCTGCATTGGCATAGGCTCAGGCTTAGGGAACCCTAGCTTATATAGAATAATCTGGCCAGGCTCGGTTGTTATCCTAGAGGCAACTACTGAACCTTCCGCAGCAATAAGCTGAGGATGGGCCATTGCATTCTTAGCCTCAATCATCTGCCCACGGGTACGATTATACTCACGTTGGATAGGAATGAGATCATTAATAACTGAGTCTGCGTAAAAACGTCCGGTAGGAATATGCTCAAATTTGGTGTAAGGATACTGTTGATGTATGTAAGGGTTACCCTCTGCGAACTGTGTAACGTGTTCACCAACGACTGTAAACATACCACCGTTAGGCATAAAGTCTACATGTCCAGGCTTAACCCAAACCTCGTAACACAGAATAGCATTCTTACGAAAATTTCCAGCTCCGACCAACTGCAAGAAGCTATCGCTAAGAATATCGTTAGCTTCCATGACGTTAGGCGTAACGTTGAGTCCCGGATAGTTGAACTTAACCCACTCCGGGGATTTAGTCTGTATGTGAATTACGTAGGGCTGATCTTCAATATCTTGAGCGAGCATATCGGGAACAAACAAGTGAAACGGGGTGACGTTCTCAAAGCGAAAATCACCGGGGTTCCCGTCCCTATCTGTTTTATCTGGGTCCCAAACACTCTTCATGAATCCATTACCACAAGTTAGAGTCCAGAGCATTACCCTACCGAAAATGCCCTTTATCTTCTTGCTGCGATAAATGGAATCCCAAAGCTGCTCTCCAGCTTGTGCCGCTGCCATATCCCTATCATCCCCTGTAGCTGGGACAATAGTTGCCGTGGGCTTCTGTGCAGTGAGCTTAGCCAGTTCTGTACGGATGATAGGCCGGATACGGTTAATAACCGGCCTAGATCGATAATATGGTGCAGGAGGCACGTAGAGTCGCATACCTGTACCGTAAGCAGCAGAACTAGGAGAGATAGTAGCCACATTCTGACGACCGATATAAAACGCCAGATTGATGTACCACTGTCGCTCAATCCGCTGTCGTGCTGACCTGCACTTATTAAGTGAAGATTTAGTCCACTCAACTACGCGATTTTCAAAATCAGCATTCTTAGACGCGTTCGCCAGGGCGTCTAGCTGTTCCTTACTGTATTCAGGCTCAGTAACGCTCAATAACCTCCCTTCTTAATTAAATTCGGAAAGTCCACCGAAATCTGCGAGGGCATCCTCTACAGAATCATACGCCGAGCTAGGATCAATGCCAGCATCCCTGTACTGCTTAGCAATAGCTTTAGCTACAGAGACATCATCCCTAGCGATAAACGCTGGATCAATATTATCTACAGGGATGTTAGTCTGACTCAAGTTCTGCAACGTCGAGTATGTCATCAAGTCTTTCGACGCTATCAGGTTCGTTAGCCGTTGTATCTCCTGCTGCTGATTCTGAATTAGTTTCGATGACTGCTTCTGACTCGACATCACTAGGTACACTAGGGACATTATCATCGCTAGTGTTATCAGGGTGATCATTGAGCATATTAGCCAAAGCATTCTTAATCACCACGTAATTCGCCTTTAGCTTTTCATGATCAATCTTCAACTTACGAAGATCCGAATAAAGTTCATTAAAATCATCTACAGGGACAAACCCGATGGCCCTGGATATTTCTGCAATACAGATATTGCAGAAATAGATAGCTCCGTACCAATCGAGCTGTTTCCCGAAATCAATGAAGGTACGGTTATCCCCTCCGCTAGTCCCGCACAATACACAAACTCCGGGAGCAGCTATAGGGACGCTAATTACCTGTACCCTAGATGTGGTACTAGTCACTGGCCCTCATCGTCTTCGGGAACTCCAACTACATCATCACCATCATCGTCTACGTAGCTAAGCTTCGGCTGGATATTGGAAGGTACAGTATCAGCCTTCATAAACTTAGGGTACCGATCCTCGGCAATAACAGTGCGAGGCTGACGCTTAGCAACCCTAGCGTTAAAGTCTTCCTTAGCCTGTTCAGTTACCTGATCCAGAAACGGACTAGTAGTAGCCGCTCCAAGAGTAGGGTTAGTAAACAGCTCAGGGTTAGTGCTAGCAAGACGTGACATTACATACTCGCTTCGTCGATTCCGGCATCAATAGTTGCGACGTACTGGGTATAATTCTCTATGCGAGAATTCTTTTCTTCTGTAGTGTGACCGTCCCACTTACAGGTAGGATCGTCCTTAACGTGGTTGAAAAGGTCCATATCATCAGGAGATATATGATACGAAATCTGTCCAACCTTTGGAAGATTAATAATCAAAACCTTCCAATCAGGCTCTGATTCATCCCTAACGAAACAGGAAGGGAATTGAGCAGCAAGCGCCGCTGACAATCGGGCACGATCCCTATAAGGGTTAGCCTCATTCATCGTTAAGAACTACTTTCCATTCAGTTTTCTTGCCCAAAGCTTTGGGTGTTAGCTGCGGATCAATAGAAGGTAGATCGGCACGCTTAGCACTATTGCCGCCAATCTTAGGGAGTTCCAGCTTAGGCGGCGGGCCCTTGACAATAGGTTTAAGCTCCGGAAGAAATGAGAAAAAGTATCGAGCTGAATCACAAGCGTGGTCATCTTTCTTATGAATTTGGTCGTACGGATTATTATTAGACTGCTGCTTCTTAGAAGCCCAGGTCTTCCATCGAAGCCTCTGCATCTCTCTAATGAGATTAGCACAATTCCGCGTCACAAGCCAGTTGGGTTTACTATCCGCTCCGAAATCCAAATACTGATTAACTTTAACTACACCAGTTAGTACGTCATTATTACCCAGGGCAAAACCTATTCCTCGTATCGCGTATTCAGTCTGAATCGACGTCCCGGTGAGTGCCTGTCGCTGGGCCAGGGCGGGGTCACAGACGTGCATGTCCGGGGTACGGCCATGAATCTGCCTCCGTTCCTTGATTACAGCAGCATGATAGTCTACTGTTCTTTCGGATTCATAGTGCTCATCGAAGGTAATTACTCGGTTGTCCGGATCTACTGCGTGCCAAAGTACGGCAGTTGGGTTATTAAATCCGTGGTCTAGAGACATATACCAACGATAATTACGGCCTCGAAGTTCCTTAGGATCTATTGCATCAATTACGTGAGTCTGTGGGGTGAATTTCTTATAAACCAGGCCACCCATCTGGACAAATTTACCCTGTCCACGAGCCTTACGGTCATTTTCACTCAGACCGGCTAGATATTTTTCTACTTCTTCCTTATCAAGATGGGGGTTTTCTTCCATCCCTACTTCGACGATTTTAATATCCGGAGCTAGGCCAGTAATGCCAGGTTCATAAATAACGTCATAAATCCACGTCATGCCCTCTACAGGGGTCATAGTAATCCACGCCCGACCCTTGCGGTCAATTAGACGTGTCTGACACTCTGTATAGATATCTTTAGGAGGTTCCTCGTCGTAATGAATAAAATCACGACTAGTACCGGCAAACTTATCAAGATCCTGGTCATAGGACATAAGTTCAACAAAAGACTTGTTCTCAAAATTAAGCGTGCGTTCCGCTGCGTCATAGGCACTAAACCATGATCCGCCGCGCAATTGGCTAGGTGGAACCCACTGCTTTAGCTGTGGAATAATAATCTTAGCAATACCATTAAGGAAGTCTACAGAGACGATACGTCCGGCTACAGGGCGATCAGGAGTCTTAAGATATGGATGTTTGTGTGTTAGCCACCAGATATCCTCGACTATTCCACCGGTAGTCTTACCTGATCGGTTACCACCGATATATAGCCGCATTTTCTGATCAGCAGCGTGAAATCTCTTCTGCTTAGCGTGCGGCACATAAGAGTTCATGTCCGGAGCGTAAGCGATACGACTCAAGCCGTCAGCCATCTCTTTAATGGCATCTTCAAAGGTCGCTATCTTACGTTCAGCCCTAGGCATTGAAATACACACTTCTCGCGTTGTTATAGCTAAGGCCAGTAAGCCAGAACCTCTGACTATTGACTGTATTTGTATTGTACCCTAGAAGATACGAATTACCGTCAGTATCGATGAAAAACTGACCTGTTACCAAGCCATCGAGCCCCGTATCCACGCTAGCATTAGGCGGGCTAATTGCGCAGGTATGCACAAGATTAATATTGGGTCTAATTCCTAGAGGGATATTTTTCAGTACCCAAAGTTCAATATTTTCTGAAATATCAGCTGTAAGTTTGGAAACAGTACCTCGCCAATGACACCCACCTCTATTATCTAGAGCAATCTCTAGAGGGAATATGCTATTAACAGTGTATACACCATTGTAGAGATCAGCTATGGCAGTATCGGGGATAGGCACCCAAGGAGAAATACGATGCTGAATAGGTCGCCAATGCCACCCCCAGTCAGCATCCT